CTGCTCGGTTTTGACAACAATCGCCGCGATTATAATAAACAATTTTTTTTATAGGATATGAATCACCTAAATCTAATTGCCAAAATTCATCTTCACCTGTTCCAGCGCTGTGGTATATTCCACCAGCCTTTTTGACTGCATTATATTTTCCCGCGCCGCTAGCTAAATGCTCACTTTTTACATCAATACTACCAGCGCCACCTTCTTTGCCTTTATATGCTAAATTAACTAAATTACCCGAATCTCCTTTCTCATAACCCCATACTTCTAATTCTTGTATTTGCAAATAATTTCCTCCCACAGGGTCAGTGACTTGAGGTAATCCTCTATTTTGTACTCTAATGTATCGCGCATTTATGTTTCTTGGAGTATTATCTACATATTGAGGTAATGTATTACCAGATGCGTTAAATAAATCATCGCGAAGTTTATATATATTACCATCAGCATTTACATCATTTTCATTAATCGTAATATCTCCTTGGGTTAAATAACTCATTTTCTTATCAAGATAATTAGCTAATTTCGTTCTAAATTCTTCATTATCAGCAGGTGTTGTTATCACACTATCAATAGCATCAAACATTTCTTGTTCTATTCGTCCTCTTTCTGCATTTGCTTCTTCAATTGAGGTATAACCTTCCTTTTTACTTACACCTAAACCCAATGACAATAATATAACAGCAATTAGGCCTAAAATAACTGATAGTATCTTAGGTTTCATGTGCATTATTTTTGCAAATTTAATAAACCAATTATAGAATGTTTTAAAAATCTTTGATGTTTTTACTGAAGTAGTTACAGATTTCATCATTTTATTCATTTTACTCATCATTGTGTTATTTTTTTTCATTAGTATATAGATTATCATAGGAAAATATTATTATTATTATTATTATTATTATTATTAATAATAATATTAAAATTGATTTAATAAGTTATACTATTTGTATATTAAAATTGATTTAATAAGTTATACTATTTGTATATTAAAAGGCAATAAAAATGACAGAGCATATTAAGATTAAACGAGAACGAAAAACACAACAACCTTTAAAATTTGCCTATTGTCAAAATGAGGAAGAAAATGATAAAGATAATGATATTATTATGGAAATTGGTGTAGATGAAGCCGGTCGAGGACCTATGTTCGGACGCGTATATACTGGCGCAGTTGTTTTACCTAAAAATAGTGATAATTTTAATCACGCATTAATGAAAGATAGTAAGAAATTTCATTCGGAGAAAAAAATACGTGAAGTTGCTGAATACATTAAAGAACACGCGATTGCTTGGGCGGTCGGCTACTCGGACGAAAAAGTGATTGATGATATAAATATTCGTAGAGCTACACATAAAGCCATGCATCAAGCCATTGGCGAAGTCATTACAAAATTGGAACAAAAGAAGAATGTTGATAATTATAACAATAGCGATATTTTGCTTCTTGTAGATGGTAATGATTTCACGTCATATTACAATAATAAAAGTCATAACCCATTATCCTATGTTTGTATTGAAGGGGGGGATAATGTCTATACGTGTATTGCAGCCGCATCGATTTTGGCGAAGGTAGCACGTGATGACTATATTGCGGAATTATGTATTGAACAACCTATTTTGATTGAACATTATGACCTATTGAAGAATAAAGGATATGGCACCAAGAATCATATGGATGGAATTAAAAAACACGGCATTACCGAGTTTCATAGAAAAAGTTTTGGAATTTGCCGTGATTTTGCTTAAATATTAGTATTCATAATAAAATATTTACTCTTTAATTTTATGACGTCTTGTGGTTTTATTATTTTTTTGCGGATTAATTGTATATTTCCCCTTTCTCTTATTTTTCTTTTTATATTTCTTCTCTCCTTGTTCTTCATTGTCACTAGCGCTATCACTATCACTATCACTATTACTATCACTCGTATCGCTATCACTCGTATCGCTATCACTCGTATCATTTTGATTACCAATATTAATACTAATATTGATATTCTTATTCTTATTCTTTCGGCGTGTCATCTTTTTTTTATGTTTATGTGGTTGTTTTTTTACAATTGCTTCTGCTTCTGCTGCTCCACCAGTTTGTATGGCTCCTCCTTCTCCTGCTGCTGCTTCTTCTGCTGGTGCTGCTGCTGCTGCTTCTCCTGCTGCTTCTCCTTCTCCTGCTGCTGCTTCTTCTGCTGGTGCTTCTCCTTCTGCTGGTGCTGCTCCTTCTGCTCCTTCTGCTCCTTCTGCTCCTTCTATTTCTCCTTCTGGATTGTATTCGTTTATAGCCTTAACTAATGCTTTTGCTAATTCGATTTTTGGACCAGCATTTTTAGTGTCATGACTTTTATCAACCCATTTACCTGGAATTTTACCACTATAAATTAATTTCATTAAATTTTTACTATTTGTTTCATCATCCATAAATTTTGTAAATTCAATCATATCGCCAAAAAATAAATCCTGTTTTCTTTTAAATTCAGCTTTGGTTTCTTTTTTAAAATCTTTATATTCTTTTTTTCGTATATCTTTTATTTTATCTTCCTTTTTTTCTTCACTATTTCTCCATATTCTTCCCACTCTACCTCCACTATACTCACTACCGCCACTCATACCGCTATAATTGCTGTCTCCACCTAAACTATAATTATCCCCTCCGCTATACTCACTACCGCCGCTCATACTGCTATTATAACTACCGCCGCTCATACTGCTATTATAACTACCACCGCTCATACTGCTATTATAACTACCACCGCTCATACTGCTATTATAACTATCGCCGCTCATACTGCTATTATAACTACCATCGCTCATACTGCTATTATAACTACCACCGCTCATACTGCTATTATCTCCACCTTCTTGTCCACCATCACTTTGATTATCATTTGTTTTATTTTTATTCCTTTCCTTTCCATCAGTCGCTGCATCTTCTGTTCCCGCTTTAATTTCAGCCTTAGTTTCATTTATATTCTCGTCTTTAAATTCAGCTTTAAATTTGTCTGATTCAGTAACATATTCCTCAAGAATTTTTCTAAACACTAAGTGTTTTTTTGCTTGTTCTGTTGCATCAATGATTAATTGAACCATCGGTTTTAAATGTTCATCTCTGACATCTGGTTTTAAATGTTTTGCGTTTTCATCTCCATCTGCCATACTTTCTGCTTTTTCGCGATCAAATTTAATAGGGTTTCCTTTTGGATCAACTAATATCTGGGCTATAATATCAGGCGCAGCAGGAGCGGCACCTTCGGCGGCGGCAGGAGCGGCACCTTCGGCGGCAGGAGCGGCACCATCGGCAGGAGCAGGAGGATCACCACCACCAGCAGTTGTACTATCAATAGTAGCTCCACTAACATCTTTAACAGGTGCTGGAGAGTTATCAATTCCTAAAAAAAGAATTAAATCATTTGTCATATGAAGGTCATTAGTATTAACAAAATCTGTTACAAGTTTATGATCAACTTTTATTCCTTTTTTATATAATTCAGTATTTGCTTTTTTTATACTATCTTGTAATATAAAATCCTTTGTTTTATCTAATTTAACTATATCAATTAGAAAAGGTTTCCATTTCATAATTTCTAATTTCGCTAATTCTTCCTTTGATTTGCTATCCTCAGCTGGTTTATCTTTCTCGGCTTGATTGCCTTGTTCACCTTGTTTTTGTTCTTCTGCTGTTAATGCTTCAGGAGCCGCATAACTTGGACTACCTTTAAAATTGCGTTTAGAAGCAGTAGTGCCCATTTATATATTAATTATACTATTTTTAATACACAAATACATATTTTTTTAATAATTTTATTACATAAAATTGAAAGCCAATCGTTTTAATTCTAAAAGCATTATAACTCACTCTTAATCAAACATGAAGGTCATTGTATTTGATACTGAAACAACCGGGCTCCCTACTGATTATAATGCGTCATTTACGGATTCATCTAAATGGCCACACATTATTCAACTTGCTTACATTGTTTTTGACACTGACACAAAAGAAATTCTAGACTATTCAGATAAAATTATTAAATTAGATGAATCGGTACCAATCTCTCCAGAAAGTATCGCAGTTCATAAAATCACACGCGAACGTAGTGAGAATGAAGGCATTCCTATGAATGAAGCATTAAAATGCTTTCTTGAATGGATAAAGACGATTGATGTTATTATTGCGCATAATATTAGCTTTGACAAGAAAATGGTTATTGTAGAATGCTGTCGAAATCAAATTAATAATGGGTTCTGTTTTTATCGAGACAGAAAGCCAATCAAGGAATTCTGTACAATGAAAAATTCAATTAATATTTGTAAAATTCCAGCCATCAATAAAAAGACAGGCCAAACATATAATAAATATCCCACATTAACCGAACTTCATACACATCTATTTGGTGTTGCTCCAAAAGGCACTCACAATGCGATTGCCGATGTAATGATTTGTTTGCGCGGATACATAAAGCTCACAGATTTGTATGATATTGTTAATGATAACGAAGTCAAACTAGTATTTCGCACATTATTTAATTCGTATTGCGTTCAATAAAATCAAAATTAAGTAAATCTCTAACCCTGCCATGGACGACAATTATAAGCAGTATCATCAAAAATTTTCCATTGATGTATTTCATTACATTGTGTCTTTTTTTCTTTATAAAAATCTTTAATAGCATCCATTAATTTCCAATTACTAACAATTTCATCTTGCATTAAATTCTCTGTCATTTTATTAAAATCATCTTTCAAAAAGGAAGGTAATTCCTCAAAATACGTTTTCATTGTGTCGGTATATTTTTTATCAAACGCATCAAGTGTATTGGTTGAACGATATGGTTTTTCCATTTCTAATAATATTATTAATAATAATAATATCTTTAATAATATCTTTAATAATATTTAAAATATAGTATTATCCCGAGCACATAACACATTCTTGGTCTTCTTTATTTTTATCTTCATCTGCTTGTGTAGTTGTCGGTGGTTTTATGGTAAATTGCTGTGCTTGATGTTTTGCTTTTCGACGCAAATAATAAATACCTGTTTTCAAGCCTTTTTCCCAAGCATAGAAATGCATTGAAGTTAATGTCTTATATTCAGGATCTTCTAACCATAAATTCAAACTTTGAGATTGACAAATATATGGAGCTCTATCTGCTGCCATATCAATTAGATGTTTCATCGGAATTTCCCAAACTGTTTTATATTTTTCTTTTAAATGGTCTGATACATCGGTCATATGCTGAATACTGCCTTTATTCAAAATAATATTATCTTTAACCTTTTCATTCCATAAACCCATTTCAATGAGTTCGTTCATCAAATATTTATTAGGTAAAACGAATTCACCGGCATTTGTGCGTCGCGAATATAGATTACTTGTAAAAGGTTCAAAACATTCATTATTCCCTAAAATCTGTGAAGTGGACGCGGTAGGCATTGGCGCAACAAGAAGCGAGTTTCGCATTCCATAAGTTTTAATTTCTTCTTTTAAAGCAGACCAATCATAACGATTCGTTGGTGGTGTTACACCCCACATATCAAATTGTAAAATACCTTTTGATGCTGGGCTATTTTCAAAGGAACTATAAGCACCCATTTTTGTATCATTTAAATAATACAATTCAGCTGGAATTGGTAGAAAATTCTGAACAACTATATCTTTTTCAGCCTCAATTGTATAATCACGACTAGCTGAATCTAATTTACTAAATTTATCTAAATTAGCAACATCAACCTTCGAAAACAAATGAGTTTGATCTAAGGCTAACAAAGACATACCGCGATAACGTTCACGTGCCATTTCCATTGAACATTCTACAGAAGCGTGGTAAATCGTTTCAAAAATAAATTTATTGGTTTCGCGTGCTTTATCGCTAGTGAATGCAATATCCATCATAGCAAATACATCAGCTAGTCCTTGAATACCAATTCCAATAGGGCGATGAAGCAAATTACTAAGTCTTGTTTTTTCGGTAGGATAAAAATTCACATCAATGATTTTATTTAAATTATAAGTAATCACCTTTACAACTTCATGTAATTTTTCATAATCAAATGTTTTATTGGGCAAAACAAAACGCGGTAAACCAATGCTAGCTAAATTACAAACCGCGGTTTGTTCAGCATCGCTATATTCAATAATCTCGGTACAAAGATTGCTTGATTTAATAACACCAAGGTTTTGTTGGTTACTTTTCTTATTAGCCGCATCCTTATAAAGTAAATAGGGTGTTCCTGTTTCCATCTGACTATCTAAAATTTTAAACCATAACGTGCGTGCTTTAATCTTCTTATTTGCTTTACCGGTATCGCAATAGTGATTGTATAATTTTTTGAACTCTTCACCATAACAATCAGACAATCCTGGACACTTATGCGGACAAAACAATGACCATTCTTCATCCCTTTTAACCTTTTCCATAAATAAATCAGGAATCCATAATCCATAAAATAAATCACGCGCTCGCATTTCTTCGTCGCCATGATTTTTTTTCATATCCAAGAAAGATTCGATATCTGCGTGCCAAGGCTCCATATAAATAGCGAAGCTTCCGTTACGTTTATTGCCGCCTTGGTCAATATAACGAGCAGTCATATTGAAAACACGTAGCATAGGAACGAGCCCATTACTGATTCCATTTGTCCCATTAATATGTGTGCCTGATGCGCGAATATTGTGCGCATGTAATCCAATCCCACCAGCCCATTTTGATATTTTAGCACAATCTTTCAATGTATTATAAATTCCATCAACACTATCATCTTCCATTCCAAGTAAATAGCATGAACTAAGTTGTGGGTGGTTTGTCCCTGCATTATACAATGTAGGTGTAGCGTGAGTAAAATATTTAAGAGAAAGTAATTCATACGTTTCTTTTACACGCTCAATATCACCGCTGTGGATACCTAATGCGACACGAAGCCACATATGCTGCGGACGTTCAATGATTTGTTTTCCGATTTTCATCAAATAAGCACGTTCTAATGTTTTGAACCCAAAATAATCAAACAAATAATCACGTGAATAATCTATTAAAGAATTTAAAAGCGTTGCGTGTTCTTGACTTAAATTCCAAATATCTTTATGAATTAATGGTTTATGAACACCATGAACATCACAAAAATGATATAGTTTGTCCATTGCGTCGCTGAATTTTTCGGTAGTTGTTTTATGGTTATTAGATACAATAATACGACTAGCGAGTATTCCATAATCCAAATGTTTAGTAATTTGTGAAGCACATTGCTCGGCTGTCAATTCATCAATAACATAGGTTGACATATTATCATAAAGTTGCTCAACAACTTTCATTACCAATTGACTATAATTTACATTTAATGTTGGCGTAGATGATGTTCCCAAATATTTAACTCTTTTTAAAATTTTATCAAAAGATAATGTTTCTGTTTGTCCGTTTCTCTTCATAACATGAAGTTCTTCATTTGATGCCATTTTATTATTATTAAATTATAATGATAAAAGTTTAAATTGTTATATATAATATATAAGATAATGGAACTAACTAATATGGTTATGAAAAATATAAGATGGTTTGTTGTATTTTTGTTAATATTTCTTGTATTTTATTTGGCATATCTTATAAATAAACCAAGAACGTATATAAACCAAAAAACGTCATTACAAAAAGAACCATCCGATCATTTAACTTCAGGTGATAAATCCAATTGCGATTCATCACCTCCTCGTATAAATAATATGGATATGGACATGTCAAAAGACATTGATAGACAATATTTAGTAGATGAAGACCCTGAATTGTTACCAGCAAATGAAGTTAATAAAACAAATTATAAAGGGTGGATGAATGAAGAAGGAAAATGTAAAGGAGAAATGAATGAAGAATTATATACAGATGATAACCCTTTATTTGATTTGAAAGGTCCTGTAAATCTTGTTCCGTTAGATTTAAATGGCGAACATCGTCGTGTTAACTTTTATTAATTATATTTTTTATTTGCAGTAATAAAAAAGTAGAGAGAAAATGAAAATAATATTATAGCAGTAAAATATTTTAATTGAGATTCACTATATAATTTATTTGCAATTGCTCCATATTTTGCTGAAATAATATAAGATACACATATAAAAAATGCTATAGTATAATCGATTTTATCTCTCTTGTAGTAATTCATGGTAGCTAAAATAGATATAGGCGGCAACATAGCCAATGAAATAGTTCCTACTGCCATTTTATAATCTGATATAATATTTAAGATTAACAATCCTGGTAATAAAACGAAAATTCCACCTAACCCAGTAGACCCACCAATAAAACCAGCACAACTTCCAACAAGTATTGTTAATAATATATTTAACATTTTATTTGTCTTATAATAATATTATATAAAAATATATATATATATAATATTATACATTTTTATTTTTATTTTATAAATCATTAATTCAATTATCATTAATTCAATTATCATTAATTCAATTATCATTAATTCAATTATCATTATTTTCATTAGATGTTAATTCATCATTTACATTTACATTTATAAAACAGGTTGATGACATTTCTATATTATTATCGTTCTCATTACCCTTTTTTTTAATACGCGATTGAGTTGATTTTTTAGGACCACGATTCATATAATTTCCTGATACCTTTTCTTCCTCAATAATATTCCATATTTCTTTTAATTCTTTCAAGGCCGAAGAAAACCATAATTTATTTCTTAATACCAAAACACAACTAACTTGGTCTAATTTCCAATAAATGTTTTTAATCCACGTTAAATGATTATGTTTTTCCATAATATCTTCTTGCCATTTCTCCATATCTTCATGATGGTTTACAATACCCAATGGAGCATATTCATAGATTGGCTGCCCATTCCCATTCATAAACAACATTATAATTCCTTTATGTTCACTGACCTTATCATTTTCAAATTCTGTAATGTCGCTATATTCATTAAAACGTGTTTCTAAAAAATCACATTCATTTAAATCGCATACTTCCATTTGTAATTGCATTTGAACCCAATATTCCATTTTCGGATTTCCATTAATCTCACGATTGACTATATTTTTAATTTCTAACATACGCCCATAACGAAGCGATGACTTATCTGTGTTGATGCCATCCGGCGATGCCGCTAAAAATTCAATTGTTTTATGCGGAATACACCCAAAATCACTTACTTTTGTTTTATACAGACTTTCATATAACATAACCGATAAAGGTTCATATTTTTGACCCCAGTGCATTGGGGTTTCTAATGATACATGACCGCTACTATATTTTGCTGTATTCAATGGTTGACATTTTTCAAAGATAAGCTGATTTCGGCTACTTTCACTTATAAATGTTTTCCAAATATTACTTGCAGTCAAATGTTTATAACGAAATTCATACCACTCTGTTGTTCGCTGTTCAGGTTGAGGAACATTCTGTAAATATTCTATTTTTGTATTCATTTTTTCAAAATTTGGTTTAATACGAACAAATGTGTTTCCGTTTGATCGTGGGGGTGCAATATGTTTATAATAAAATACTATTCCTTCTTCAATCATTTCCTCAATGCATTCGTTTGTTATAGTTATACCTGCTCCTTTAAATGTCATTTCTAATAATTCACGAACATCTTTCATAATAAGCGAATGAAAATTTGGTTGAATATAGTGTTTTATATTTAAACTAACACATTCATATACCAATATTGAAGTTGTTTCGCGAAAGTCATCCATAATCGTGTTATCGTCCTGAAAATTCATCTTATATTTATTCGTATATTACATATAAATAAATATAAATATTTATATCAATTTAAAAAATAATTATTCACTAGTTGTATTAGGTGTATTAGGTGTATTGGATGTTTTATTCAAAATAGAAACAGGAGATTTTTTACCCTTTCCAAGTGATTTCAAGGTAGATACACGTTTTTCTGCTCGCTTTAAAGTAAATTTACGAACACCCGCATTAAAATGCAATGTCGGAATTGAGATTATTTTTCCGGTAATTTTATCACAATGTACATCCTTTACATGTTGAAGCTTTTTTTTATCCAAACTATCAATCAAATATTTTTTCAATTCATCTACTTCATTCGCGGTTAAATGATGTGTCTCTATAATACTATCTACATAAATAATCAATAATTTAATTTTCCCTGTTTTATCTAATTTATTCCATGATTCATTTTTATTATTTGAAGATTCTTTTTCCAAATAAGAATTAATTGTATCTATTTTTTTTGTTTCGTAATTATCCTTTCCCCCAAAACTATTTAAAAAAACCTGTTTATGTTTAATATTTAACGGAACTTCATCGTTTGACATAACTATATACTAATATGTAGTTATAAGTTTAACTCGTTTTCACTATATAGATATTATTATAAGATATTATTATAAGATATTTTTTACTTTACCAAAATAAAATCGATAATAGTAAACAAGAAAGAAAAATATAAAAAATCCAATCGCTATAAAGTAAGATACAATAACACGATTTTTACTAGACGATTCTAATCCTAATGTTTCAATAAATGGATCGGCAATCGTAAATTCATCTCCACACAATCTATGTTCTAACATGGTCAATAAACATCCATTGCTTATAAAAAAACAAATAAACACAAATATTAGATTAATTGCTGCAATAGTAACAGTTATTTGTCCTCCATAAAATAATAATATGAGAACAACAAATGGTAAACTAACATGATAAGAACGTATTGTTTGTCCGAGTGTTTTTTTTGATAAACGTGATGTTTCGCATAATTCTTCTAAAAAATCAAGAATTTTTATTTTTTGCTCACGGCTAAGTCTATAGCTATATTGAGATTTTTTTATTTCAATGTTTTCTATGCATTCTTTATACACATTTTCATTTTCATTCATACTGATATAATATTTATTATGGATAAATATTAAAAAAAATAAACTTATAAATAATATATGTTTAACACTATTAAAAGTAATTTAAAATCCAGTGAGGATAAAATTATTAATTTTTTTATTAAAAAAATAAAGAATTATGAAACTACAAATACAAATATTAAACAATCAAATTTAAAGGAGAGAAAAGGGGAGAGAAAGAAGAAGAGGAAAAAAAAAGGAAAGGAAAAAAAAAAGGGGAGAGAAGAAGAGGAAACTTCAATTTCAGATGAAAATATATTTGATGATTTAAAAGAAAATGCTAAGTTACAATCTAATGTAGATACTGAAGTTCAAATAAATGCTATTTATAAAAGCATAAAACAAAATTATATTTTTTATATTTCAATTCTTTGTGCTATATATGCTTTTACAAAATGCAAACATAACAAAAGTTCTATGATTTTAGGCACATACTCTATTATATTCATAACATTTTATGGTTATTTTATTCATTTTATCTCTCATTATATGAAATTTAGAATTAGTGAAATTTATAGTAATTATGATAATATATTTACTCGTAATAAATATTTCAATTGGTTTGCTTTAAAACTTATTGCTTTTGGAGAATTCCATGCAAAGGTTCATCATGATAGTGATATTAATAAAAGTACAAAAAATATTATACTAGAATTTCTCAATAATTTTATGACACAAGGTGCTGCTATTATTGTAATAAAATATTTCTTGGATTTAATTGATAATCGTGTTATTATTCTTTGGTCTCTCTTTTATGCAACAGTCCATAATATTAATTACATTATTATGCCACCATTAATTCATCAACAACATCATATTAATGATAGAACTAATTTTGGTATTGATATTTGGGATATTATTATTGGAACTAAATTTGATTGGGAAAATATTGAAACACATAATCATACAGCTATTAATGTAATTGTGATTGCTGCTATTATTTATTATGTATCTAATAAATTCAAATTATAACGATATTATGTGTATTATATATAAAAATGAAAGCAATCAATATTACTGGAAAACATAATATTGATAAAATGAATGAAATTGGTAATGATTCTTATAAATCTGTTAGAAAACATATGATTAATTTAAGCGAAACTGATTTACTCTATAAAACCCAAAATGATTTGGTGAGAGATTTGTATATGAATATTGATGTAAAAATGAATCTAAATGGATGTGAAAATATGGATAAAAATACAATTAATTTAAAATCCCTCTTCAAAAGTGAACTGGTTCACAAAATACAAGGTTACAAGGGGCAAGATATTAAAAAAGAAATACATAATCAAGATACAATTATTAAGTTGGAAGATGTATTAGAAAAATTAGTAGAGAGAAAATTGACCTG